GAATGAGGTGGAATATGAGGTGGATTCCTACATTTCTAGTGGTGGTTGTAACCGCCTGGCTTGCACGTCGAAGCGAAAAGAGGTGGTGAAATGCCGCTCAAAGACAAAGAGAAATACAAGGCGTATATGCGTGAGTGGTATGCGCGGCCAGAGAACCGCGAACGCGTGATCGAGAAGACAAGAGCGCGCAAGTACAACGAATACGCGGGTGTGTGTGTGAACTGTGGTGGGCCGACCGTCGGCGTCAACGGCCCCGGTACCGCATCCGACTACTGCGGCAAGCCACGCTGCAGGTCAGCCCAGTTCCGGGCACGAGACGATGAGTTCAGGGCCTACCGCGCCAGAGGCAGCGTCAACAAGCGTTACAAAGTCACATTGCGCCAGTTCATCGAAAGAGAGGGTGGTGATGGAGAAGGACTACAAGGAGCTTGAGGCCGAGCAGACTCCGAAGTACGAGGCGGCGCTTGAGTTTGGTGACGACGTCGGTAACCGGAACCCGGGGCCAACCGGCAAGCCTGAGCCGATGGGCGTCGACTTCGCCTACGAGATGCTCTACGGGACGATGGAGGGGCTACGGCGGGAGATCAACACGTTGCTGACGCAGGCGAGGCTACTGGACAAAGAGCTGGCGGCCGTCTTGGGCCGAATCGACTACGTGCTCGACCGGGTCGATTTCGTCCGTGGACCAGTTTTTACCCGCAAATAGCGTACACACAAGTTCAGGCCCTCTGGTGGGCGCCAAGAGGGCCTGATACCTTCCTGAAGTTCGCTGTCCGCATGGGGGTCATTCCCCCCAACCCAGGGGTGGCACAAGCACGGTGTACGAGCAACTGCGCCCTCACGAGGACGCCAGACCAGTCCACGATCTCGGTGTTCGCTGGCAGCAGCTGGCCCAGATAGAGAACGCGACCCCGGAAGCGAAACGGCAGATCGAGGTCTTCTGCCAGATGAAAGGCATCAGTTTGCAGGGACTTCTAGCCCAGGAGGCCAAGCTTGCCTTCCACGGCCGAGGACCCGACCTCTTCCTCGCATTCCCCGGCTACGCACGCCTGAACGGGAGTCGTGTGGTATCGGCAATCAAGTACCGAGACGTGCAGACAGGGAAACGCAAGGCCGAGGCCGGGTCGTCGTTCGGAGAGGTGAAGGTGATTGGAGACGCGACGGCGATGGACTGGTTCATCGTCGAAGGAGAGACTGACGGCGCCCGCCTATACGACCTCGTCGGGCATCTGGCCGCGGTCTGCATCCTCCCGGCCGGGGCCAGCGCCCTGCGCCGTGTCTGGTTCCAGCGGCTGCCGCGCGGGGCGCGCGTCTACATCTGCCTGGACGCCGACGAAGCGGGGGAGGCGGGGTCGCGAAAGCTGATGCAGATCCTCGGCAACGGCATCCGCGTCCGCCCCCCCGGCGTCAAGGACTGGTGTGAGTGGCAGGGAGGCCGCGACGACTTCATCGCTCTCGTCAAGCAGGAGCGTAAGCAGATCCAGAGCGCCCTCAAAACCTTCTCCGACCTGTATGAGGATTGGAAGCAGGAACGTTCCGGAGAGCGCCCCGGCATCCGCGTCGGCTGGGGTTCTGTTGACCATGATCTGCGAGGTGTAAGTGATGGCCAAGTCCTCGGGATTGCCGCTCGAACGGCGGTAGGGAAGTCCTGGGCGTTGGCGACGATTGCCCATAATGTATCGGCCGCAAACGCTGGCGGTCTCATCTGCAGCTTGGAAATGCCGGGTCCGGAGTGGTTCGAACGCCAGTGGGCGATCTTCGAGAACCTGCCCCCGGAAGAGATCGAGAAGCTGGCCAGGATGGACGACGTGGGGCCACCGACACGCTTCCTGCAGCGGATGCAGTACACACTGCTCTGCGAGAAGCCCTTGCAGCTGGACGACATTCCCTATGTCATCCAGGAGGCTCGGCAACGGCTCGACCAGCCCTTGCGCTGTGTCTACGTGGACTACCTGGGCCTGCTGAGCGCGCCGGGAAAAGATCCCTACGAGCGCACCAGCGTCGTCGGCAAGGGCCTGAAGGAACTGGCCAAACAGGAACACGTGGCCGTGATCGTGGCCATGCAGCTATCGAGGAAGGGAGGTGATGGCACACAACCCGTGACGCTGGAGATGATGCGCGACAGCGGCGTGATCGAGGAGGCGATGGACTTCCTGCTCGGTCTCTGGCGTCCCAGCCTCGATTCGAAGGACATGCTGGTCCGCGTCTTGAAGAACCGCAAGGGGGCATCCGGTCGGCAAGTCAAGCTGACCTTCAAAACCCCGTCGATGCAAGTGCTTGAGGTGGTGGCGTGATGACGAAGAATCCCGTGCCGATCTGCACTTCGTGTGGACGCACAACCCGAAGGGTCCAGACGACAGCTGGGAAGGGTCGCTACAAGTGCGTCAACCCGACCTGTCCCAACTACATGAAGAAGGCGTACATCCGAGGCTCGCGCAAGTGAAGCCCTACTACGCTGACAACTGGTTCTCGCTCTACCAGGGCGACAGCCTTTCTGTCTTGCGAGCACTAAACACGGCCGTGGACTGTGTCGTCACCAGCCCGCCTTACTTCGGGCTGCGTGACTACGGCACCGGACGCTGGGAAGGTGGTGATTCCGACTGTGAGCACGCAGCCGGAAAGAAGAAAACCCGCTACGACTATTCGCTCGCTACCAGCCCTCTACAAGACGGAGGGAGAACCGGGACTGACGCTGTACCAGGTCTCTACGCCGGGGCCTGTCCTGATTGTGGTGCCCGGCGCGTCGACGATCAGATTGGTCTGGAAGCCACAGTCCGCGAGTACCTCGTCCGACTCGTCGGGGTATTCATGGGCGTCCGGCGTCTCCTTACGCCTGCTGCCGTGGTCTGGGTGAACCTGGGCGACAGCTACCGCGATCGGGAACTTCTGGGCGTTCCCTGGGCCTTCGCAACCGCGATGAAGGGTGCGGGCTTCACCCTGCTGGCCGATGTCATATGGTCGAAGCCGAACCCCCAGCCGTCCAGCGTCAAGCATCGCCCCTCGACGGCCCACGAGTACGTGTTCATGTTCGGTGTGAGTGGCCGGAACTACTACGGCTACGACGACGTGAAGGAGCCGATGGCGCATTCATCGCACGAGCGGATGAAGTCACCCCGCATAGGCGAAAACAACAAGAGCGCGGACGGTCAGTTCGCGGTCGTCAGCGAGGATTACACCGATCAGGAACGCGAGGGGTGGAGGAACATGCGTTCCGTCTGGCAGATCAGCACCGAGCAGTGGCCGGGCGCGCACTACGCCGTGTTCCCTCGCGAGCTGGTGAGGCGCTGTATCCTCGCTGGCTGCCCGCCCAAAGGCGTCGTCCTGGATCCGTTCATCGGCTCCGGAACGACAGCCGTGGTGGCGCGGCAACTGGCCAGGCGTTGTATCGGTATCGACCTCAACGGGTCCTACTGCTACGACGCCTACCGCCGTTTCCAGGGTCGAAGTCTCGTGCTGGAAGAGGCAGGCCAGATCCCGTTGTTCGACAGGGAGGTAGCAACTGCAAACGCTGGCCACCTTTAGCGCGGTCGTTTCTCTGGCCGCCAGCAGTGTGCAGACAGCGATCAACCAGACGTTCGGCAGGTACGCAGGCCAAGCCAGCCGAGTCGCCTGGTGCGAGTCCCGCTACAACATCTGGGCCACCAACGGGCAGTACGTGAACATTTTCCAGATGGGCTACAGCGAAAGGAGGAGATATGGCTGGCACGTCGCCGGATCCAGTCCGTGGATCGCAGCTCGTGCCGCATATCGCTACTTCAGAGCCAGCGGCTACACGTGGCGCGCGTGGACGTGCGGGTACACAGCGTGAACGCGACGTTCGCAAACGCCTAGAAGCCGACGGCTGGATCGTGCTGCGAGCCGCAGGATCGAAGGGCTGCGGCGACCTGATCGCGGGAAAGCGGGGCTTCCCGACGCGGCTGATTCAGGTGAAGGGCAACGGCGTGAACGCCTACAAGACATTCGTTCCCGCCGAAAGGAAGAGGCTCTCCGAGGCGGCGTACCAGGCCGGGTGGGAAGCATGGCTCGTCTGGTGGCCGCCACGGGGGGCATGTACGTGGATACCGGAAGGAGCGTGGCCGCAGTGAACGACATCAAGTTCGAGGACCTGATGGCGATGGAGGAAGAGGAGATCCGAGATCTCGTCATGCACAGCCTCGCCGCGCTGGTTTTCAAAGAGGAACGGTCGATGCTGGCCATCGTCGACGAGCTTCGGGATGATCTGCTTCAGACGATGAAGGAGCATGGCGCCAAACTGAACTAGGAGGCAAAGGTGGACGCGGAGCATTACGAGCTGTTGCAGCGCACACGCCAGAAGGCTTACGTCACGTTGATCAAGCTGTGCGAGGACCCGAACGTGACACCGGAAACCAAGCTGCAGGTGGTGGCGATGCTGCTGGCAGCGACCGAACGAGATATCTGGCTGGCAACCCAGGAAGAGGAAGAAGGAGAACCGTCAGATGAAGAGGTGGAAATGGACGGTCGTCTTAGCGCTGTCCGTGGTTACGGCACTGGCTACGTTCCAGAATCACAGGTCGACAGAACCGTCGCGGACGACGACTAACCCCTTTCCGTACTTGCTCGGGCCTACGGGGCGGTAGGTGAGCAAGTATGGGGCTACTTGCCCTGCGCGGTTTTCCGACCTTTCGCAAGCATCCCGGTGGCGAAGTTGGCCTGCTTCTGGGCCTTCGGCCCGTACTGACCGGCCTTGGCCGCGGCCATCTTCCCCGCCGGGATCTTCTGACCCTGCGGCGTGCCGGTGGACTTGTGCAGACCGCCCTTCTCGAAGGTGACCGGCTTCTGACCCTTGCCGCCGCTGATCGTGACCTTCGCGGGCGCCTTCTTCTTCGCTGCCATCGTTCCCTCCTTAAAGCAGGATCCGGACGACCAAATCGTGTGTGCAACCCCGAGACAGTAGACGTTCGACCTGATGCCAGTCCACGTCGTTGTCGGCCATCACCTCTGAGTCCAGGCCGGAGAAGCCCATCCGTAAGAACTGGTTCAGCAAGAACAGATGGACCTTCTCGTACTCGGTTTGCGTCTTCAGTTCTGCAGGCACGTCCAGATCACCGTTTGGCCGCCAGGGTGGTTGATCACAAGTTCACCCTCTGAGAACCCCTCCGGGCAAGATATTGCTCCTGCCGGGCCTGCTGGCCCTTGTGGTCCTGTTGGTCCTGCTGGCCCCGTGGCCACGTTGATCGTCACCGTCCTCGGATCAGCGGCGCTACCGAAGCCGACTGCGCGCGCAGTCAGGAACCCTGAACCACCGGCCAACAGCAACCCCGCGACGAGCAGGATCAGCAGCCGGTTCACGGATCCTTCTGCCCTTCATGCAGACCGTCGATGTACGCCTGCATCCGCTGATCGCAGTTCTTATCGGCCCGCTTCCGCACTGCCTTTACGTACAGAGTGGCGGTAAGCACACTCGCAACTCCCGAAAGAAAGGCGCCGAGAGCAGCAAGCCGATCAGGACTCATCCTTCCAAGCGGCGAACGGCCTTTCTCGTGGCTGGCCCTCGCGCGCCCACGGTTCGGACGGTTCCTCGTTCGGATCCTCGCGCGGCCCGGGCCACTCGATCTCGCGTTCTTCGTCGCCAGCTAGGCGTTCCATCCGCTCGTCAAAACCCTTTCGCCATCTCAAGAACTTTGTCCATCGGGAAACCGCTGCCACAGTCCCAGTGTCCCCCTCCCCAGGAGCCAAGATCGTTGTGCTGACAGACACCGCGGCCCGACTTCTGCGCTTGCGAAGCAGTCAGCTTGGTGATCGGAATGTCGAAAGCGTAGGCCTCCTCAGCGATCCACTGTGCCGTATTCTCCAGCATATGGGGGTGCTGATTCCATTCCGCCGCCGACCACTTCGCAAAGGCGCAAAGCTCGGCCTGAACGGCAACGGGGTTGGCGTTGGCAGCGGTCCAAGCTTTGTTACCACGCTTCACGTATTCCCCAATCACCCCTACTTTGTCGTCGATCCCGACGTGCGACGACGCATCGACGTTGCCCTGAAAGTACGAGCCAAGACTCTCGATCGTCGTCGCGCCCTCCGCTGTGTGCAGGACGATCAGCCTGACGCTGGCCCCCCCGCGGCTTGAGTAGTTCGGGCTGGGGATCGCCTTCCGTGTCAGCTTCTGCTGCGGCTGGCTGATCTCTTCAGCAGCCTGGTTCAGCAAGTCGATCGCCGTCTTGTCGAACGCCGGTTCGCCTCCGTGCGGAAGCTCGTAAGGGACGAGCGCGTAAGCGAGCGCGTTGTACGTCTTCTCTCCCATCCAGCCGGTGTCGTCGATCCCCTGCTGGCGCTGGAAGCCCGCCATGCCCGAGTCCGTGACCTCGCTCGACGGGCTGCCCAACGCGAAACCGTCCGAGTAGGAGTCATCGAAGTTCTGCCAGGGCCAGCGGCCCAGGCGTGAGATCGCACGCTTGACCGCCTGCACGTCCTTCCCATCCGTTGACGGTGTCTTGCCCTTGTTCTTGGCGCTGGGCGGGTAGAGCGGCCGGATGAAGGGCGGTAAGCCTCCGGGTGGCGGGGCACCTGAATACGGCTTCTGCCACCAGCTAGCCATGTCGATTCAGGTTACGCCGCTTGGCGGCTGCCAAAAACTGGTTCAACGGGTCCAGCTGGAACGGATCCATCCTGCCCTCCCAGTACGAGCGGTGGACTGCTGCGAAGAGCGCATTCCGCAGGTTGGGATACGACTGCGCCTCGAATGGGTACTGCGGCACCAGCACCTTGTGTGTACCTCCGATTACATTTACCCAACGTTTGTTGGGCAACTGAATCGTTTGCGACTGCTCGTGCATCAGCGAATCCCCATCGGCTCAATATGCCACGGCTCCCAAGGCATCGGGAAGGTCAGCCCGTACTTCGGCGCCAGCTGGTGAGCCAGCTGTAGATTTCCTCCCAGGTCGGCCGCCAGTCCCTTGTTGTGGTTTGAATGGCCTGGGGGGGCCACCCACTTCCGGGCTGCCGCGGCCGACCCGTACTTCTTGACCGCGTTGTTCCAAAGCGACGTCTGCTCCTCGGGCGACCTGTAACCCGACGTGATCGACAGGTTGCCCACAGCTTTGATCAGCTGGTTCAGGCTGGTCGCGAAGGCGGTCGACATTCCCTTCTCAGATCCCTGGCCGACGAAGCCCCCTGGGCTTTGCTGCGGGGGCGAAACCGTGAACTGCGGAGCTGCGCCCCCGGAATGAGACTGGGCCACCGGCGACTGTTTGGCCAGATCCTGGCGCAACTGCATCACCGCGCCCAGCATCGACTCCACCGACTGCGGGCCGTGGAAGCCGCCACTGAGCAGGTTCATCGCGAAGTCCCGGTACAGGTGTGGGTTCAGCGGTGACGAGCCGCGCGCCCTCAGCGTGCCCGCCGTTTCGTAGGGAGCCTGGTTCAGTGACGGGCCGCTGGGAAGCGGCGCGCCGTAGGCACCAAGCGCCCCCTGGATCTCACCTGCCGGGTTCGCGGGTCGCTCGAAGCGACTGACGATCGACTGGATCGCCTGTCTTCCCGTCTGGCCTCTGGCGACACCGGCAATCTGGTCGAGCGCGTAGTTGATCCCCGCCGGGGACATCGCCCACGCCTGCGCCGCCGAAGGGTTCTGCGGTGCGAAGCCCGGATAGGCGCCACCCTTGTGCAACTGGAAGGGGCCGTAGGACGTGCCTTGGTCTCCGATCCCACCACCGAGACCTTCGCGCGAAGCGACGGCCAGTACGGCGCGTGGGTCCAGCTGCCGCTGGCGGGCGCCCTGCGAGATCAGCTTCACAACACGGGGATCAGCCAATGGGTGCCTCCCCGATCGACTCCAATGCGGCGTTCAGCTGCCGCCGGTAGTTGTTGATCACCGAGTAGGCATTGCCAGCGCGCAGCACCGCTTCGCGCAGGTTTCGCATCCAGGTTCTCTGCGTCGACTCAGGTGCGCCCTCCAAGAAGGCGCGCAGTTGGGCGGCTTCTTTTGGAGCGATCTGCTTCGTCTGTTGGAGCATGTGCAAGTCCGCGTGGATGCGCTCAATCGGCTGCAGCTTGTGACCGAACTGCTCCTGGAAAGCGGCCAGGTTGCGATCGCGCGTAGCTGAAACCAGCAGCGCTTTGACGACGGGCTGGGGCAGCTTGCCGTTCACCAGCAACCCGCTCTGGCCCTTCGTGGCAGCATCCACCTTTTTCGCTGCATCCAGCCAAGCCTGCCTGGTCCGCTGGACGTTGTAGTAGACCTTCTGCTTCGGATTCATCAAGCTGGTGACGTCCGCTGCCGCGCGGCTCTCCGATTCCTTCGGGTTGAGCGGGATCGGGCCTGCACCAAACATCGTCCGTCCAGCGACATCGGAGAGTGTCTTCGGCTCCAGCCTGTTTTCGATCCCCGGCACGTTCCCACCAGCGATCTGGCGAGCCTTTAGCGTGTCTCCGATGATCGAAGCCGGTGCGACCAGCTGGCCGACGTCGTGGAAGAACATCCCTTGCGGCGTCTGGCCCGGCTTGTAGGCGGCCTGGGTGAAGGGATCGACGTGAGTGATCTGCCCGATCGCGTAGGAAGCACCGGGATTCAGGAACCTGGACAGGGCCTCGCTCTTAGCCACCCGGCCTTGCAGATAAGCGCCCCCTGAGGTCAGCACGTCACCGAGGCTGCCCGTCACCGAAGCCGAAGTCGGGTTCCAAACTCGCGGCACCCGGCCGACGACAGGAATGTCCTCATGGCCCAGGTTGCCCAGCAGGGGCACGTTGATGTTCGGCCCCGGCATCACCTGCGACAAGTAGGAGGGCAACGGCGGCAGCCGTGACTGCCACTGCTTGCGCGCGATGTCTCCGGCCTGTGTCTGCATCAGCAGCTGCGCCGGGTGGTTCATCGCCGTCCTGACCGTCCAGGCCGACGAAGCCCTGATCCAGGGGTAGAAGAACATCACCCGACGCAGGAAGGTGCGTTCGAAATGACTCATGTGCGTGTAGTCGATCGCGTTCAGGTTCGCTTCCTGCATCACGTTGACCATCTCGCCGCGCCTGGCCGGATCGCTGAACAGCTTCACCGCTTCCTCCGGCGTCTTGATCCCGCGCCGCGCCAGTTCCATTCCCAGGGCAGCAGCGCGCCAGGGCCGGTCGAGTCCCAGACCCGAGACACGCCAGGGCCGTTTGATACTCCAGTTCGGGGAGCGGCCGTAGAAGCCGGTGAACGCCTGATGCGCCGTTCGCACCGCCGCGCCAACCGGGCCTTTGGTGCCGAGGAAAGGTTGCTGGGCGCTCGTGATACCCGACGACCTCATTCCACCCATCGCCGCCTCGAAAGCGACCGGGTCGAGGTTCTGCATTCCGTTCACGATATGCAGCCCCTTCATGACCTTCCAGGGCATCCACTTGGCGTCAGTACCAGCGATGTACGCCTGGCCGATCATGTTCGGAACCAGATAGCCGGGTCCCTTCAGGTACAGGACTCCCATCGACTGCAGCATGTTCAGCGTGTCCAGCGCCCTGCCGCCACCCTTGCCTTCGGCCTGGTAGGACTTCTTCAGCTTCGCCACCTGCTCGGCCAGGTAGGCGGCCCGGTCGACCGGATGCGGAATCCCGGCGGCGTGCTCGGCAATCGCTGAGGCCGAGTCAACCGCGTCGGCGTTCCGGATCGAGATCGTCTCGCGCTGCTTCATGTACCTCAGCGCAAGCTTGTCCATCCGCGTGATCCGGACGATCCCCGCGATCCGTGGGTTCAGCGGCGTCTTGCCCGCCACAGCGTTGGCGATGTCGATCGAGGTCTGCCGCAGAGCTTTGCCCAGCGCCGAGGGCGGCAGTGGCTGGGTGACCTTGATGTTCCTCCGTTCGTAGCCACCCCTGACCTGATGTTCGATCGTGCCGATCACCCGTTCGCTGGGCAAGCTGGGCGACATGAACGCCCTTGCTGCCGCACCCAGCCGGGTGCCGAAGGGGATCTGGCCAGCACCGCCGGACGGGTGGTACTTCGTCTGCTGCAGATCCCACTGGCCCATCCCCTTGTCGGCTGTCCCTTTTCCTTCCGCGTTTCGAACAGCCGTATGGACGATCTGGCGCAGCTCTCCCTGCGACTGGACGCCCCTGACCTGAGCGCGCACCTCGTCCTGGACCTGCTTGATCTTTTCCTCGGTCACGCCGATCGACTGCAGCGTCCGCTTGTCGATCCCGTACTGGCGCAACGTCGACGTCCCCTTCGTTGACGGCGAGGCGCGTGTCGGCCGCGGCGTTTCGGTGAATCCCGCCGGGGACGGGGTCGCAGCTGGCGGAGCTTGCCTCGTCCCAAACACCGGCGGCGCTTCGCCCTTCTCGATAGCGGCCTGCCGCATGTTCTCCTGCTCGTTCGCGATCTCCTCCTGCAGGGTGCGAAGCTCGTAAGGGTCGGCGCCGTGCGTCTGAGCGAAGTGCAGATCGGCTTCCAGCTGGGCCAGCTTCGTCTTCGGCAAGGCCCCTGCTGGCTTCGGCTGATCCTGGCGCCCCGCCGTCTCGCCATAGCGGGCTTCCTCATACGCCTGCTGCTGGGCCGCCTGCTGGGTCTCGCTGGGCGCCTTCGTCTTCTTGCCCATCAGCTGGGCCAGTTCGGCCTCCCACTCCGGATCCTCGTGGTAGGTCCGGCCACCGCTCGTCTTCGGCGCAATCGAGCCGCGGATGTCAGCCGAGTTCGCTTCGGCCTGCGCTGAGCGCTTCGCCGCATCCCTGGCTGCCTGTTCGGCCTGCTGCTCTTCAACTGGACTGGCCACAGGTTCGGGGGTGGCCTTTCCCATCCCAGCCAGGTCTTCCAAATCCTTTTCGACTTGCGCCCGCTGTTCCTCCGTAAGAGCCGGGACTTCAGGCGCTGACTCCTGGGGGGGCGCCGCCGTCGCGGGCCTGCCCGGAATCTGCAGTTCCGGGTGGTCGAGTGTGCCGCTGGCTTCATGCCTGGCAAGCCGCTTGTTCGCCAGGTCAAAGACCATCTTCAGGCCCTTGGTGTTCTTCGCGATCCCTGCCTGCTTGAGGACCGTGTCGCGGTTCGCAACCACACCCTGCCGCTTCGCCTCGGCCAGATAGGGGAGGATCTTCTCCACCAGCGGGTTCTTGATCGGCGGCAGCGTCTCGCTCGTCCAGGGCCTGGCGCCAGCAGCTTCGGCCGCCTGGTTGGCCGCCTTGGCCGCCTTCGGCGCCGCCCCTGTCTGTTCCGCTTCGATCGCCCGAAGCTCCGCGTCGCTTGCCTCGGTCGGCATCTCTCCCTCGCCAGGCAAAGCGGGCAACGGCTCACCCTGGCTTCCCGGCACCGGTGTGGGTGTCGGCTCAGGCTCTGCAGCTGCAACACGTTGCTCAGCCGGTGCCGCAGCTTCAGCAGCAGGTGTTGGCTGCTGGGCCAAGAAGTCCTGCAACGCCTGGTGTGACTCCGAGATCTGCTGCAGATTCGACGCTTCCTTCATGTTTGCCGTCTGCACGATGTCCAGCTGATGCGGAGGGCGACCCTGATGCAGCTGCTCCGCAGCGGCTTTGAACTGTTCCTTGATGTCACCCGCCTTGCCCTCGATGTACAGCGGCGAACCAAGCTCGTGAACCCCTTCGATCGGGATCCCCAGCTTGGCTGCGATCGCGTGATCCTCCGCCGTCGGCTTGAACTTCAGCACCCGGTACTCGCCCGAATCAGCGGGCTTCCACCAAACACGCCAAACGGTGCGCCCGCCCTGTGGCCCTTGTGGCCCAGGAACCACGTTGCCTTCCGCATCTCTCGTCGACGTGGCAACCGAACGAGGAAGACGTTCCAGCGCCATCTGCGTGCCATATCCCTCTTGTCCGGGTTCGCGCAGCGGGCCAGTCTCCATCACGATCCCACGCTCGCCCTGCGTTTTCTTGTGGATGATGAAGTTCTCGTCCGTCAGCGGCTGCGCGCCCGTGGTCTCCGTGTCCTGGCGGGAAACACGGCGCAGCACGTCACCGACAGCACCGCGCACACCTCTGGGCGCGATCTGCTTCGCACCCAGATTCCTCGACTCCTCGCTCGGCAGGTAGGTGACGTCTGTCCCGTGCGAGCCACGCGCTTCAGGCGACAACGGTCTCCCCTTGAACTCGTCCCCGCCGGGCAGATGCGTCGGGCGGTAGCGCGTCGCCCAGGCTGTTGTCTTGGGCACGAACTCACCGGCCCTGTAGGCCGCCGCAGCCTCGCCAAGCTTGCTGAGAGCAGTCGCACCCCCCGAGGCCAGCATCAGCGTGTCGAGTACCGCGCCACCGGGATCGTGGGGGAAGTTCCTGTAGTCCTGGATCGTCCCCTGGGCTATCCCACGCAGCAGGTTGATCGTGTGGTGGGAGCGGCCTCCTTGGATTGCCGAGATGGCGTCTTGCAGGGGTGCTGCGGCCATGTCGATGACTCCGAAGGGCGTCTCAGCGATCCGGGTTCCTGCAGTCACCACGCCTCGGCCCAGCCAGCCACCTATTGACCCGGCACCGTGTTCGAGACCGCCAAGGATGCCTCCCCCGCCTGTATGCGGGGCTGCCGCGATCGGCGTTCGGCCCAACTCGCGGATGTACGCCTGGCGGCGCGCGACCCGGGTAGCTGTCGCCCTATCGACTGCGTCCTGGCGGACCGCGTTGTGCAGCAAGTGCTGCGCCAGCACAGCCCGTTCCATCGCCAGGTCGAGGGCTGACGGCGGAGTGGCCATCTACTTCCTTGAGTTGAAGATCGCGATGCTTGCTATCTGTCGCGCCCGCAGCGGTGTCAGCGGGTATTTGCTCTGCAGATACTGCGCGATTTCGGCGGCCATTTTCGCATCGTCTTGAGGCTTCGCACCGGGCAGTGGCTTCCACTGACCCGACTTGATCCGCTCACCGATGTCCGCCAGCGCGTTCTTCTCGCTTGCGTTCTGCGCCCTCGCGACGTCGGTTTGCTTGCCAGCGATCGACCCGTAGATCGCCCCTCCGACCTTCTTCGCAGCCTTCGTCGTTGCCGGTTTCACACCCGCATACGTCTTCGGGTTGGCCGCCGTCTTCGCGGCCGACTTGATCCCCTTGGTGACCGCAGCCTGTGTCTGCTGGCCGACCGTCTTCGCAGCGCCGTAACCAGCGCGATGTGTTCCCATGACCGGCTTCTGCTGAGGCGTCTGTTTTCCTACCGGCCCCGTGATACCCGTCGTCTTCTGCTGTCCAGTTTGCCCAACCGGTCCGACTGGGTGGCCGGGATCGAGTGCCTGGGCCTCACGCGCAGCCTTTTTCGCCAGCACGTTCTGATGCTTTGCCGCGTATTTCTTCGACATACTCGTGAAGTACGCAGCAGCAGCAGCGGGATTTGCCAGGTCATCCTTGGCCTGCCCGTAATGGCCTGCGATCAGAGCATTCTTGGCCTTGTCGACGATCCAGGCCTCGTCTTTGTTCGGGAAGATGCCCTTGTAGTACGAGATCAGACCCAGGTAGGCGGTCATGTTGTCGGCTGGATGGCCTGGAACAGTCTTCTGAACGTACTTCGGTGCGTACTTGGACCCGATGTTGACCGTCGTTTTCGTAGACGGGAACTGGGTGTAGAACCCTTGCGCCAACTTCACCGCATCGGTGAAAACCTTGTCGGTGCGCTTGAAACCACCGGGACCACCGGCACCGGCCCCACCAGAACCCGGCTTGGCGGCGTTGCCGATCTTGTACCAGGATCCGTTCGACTTATCGAAGTAGCCGTAGTCGCCGTTCGCCAGCTGACGGAACTGCAGGTTGCTGGCCGCCGTCCCGGTCGCCTTCGCAATCGCCGCCATCTGGTCGTTGATCGCGCCCGCGTTGAAAATCCGCGCCGCCTGCAAGTAGTCGGCATTCGTGTTCCGGATCCCCTGTAGATAGGTCGCCCGGTCGGCACCGTATTGCGCCCGCATCTGCGCCTTCGTCGTCTCCCGGTCGAGCAGGTTCTGGTACACGTCCTGGATCAGCCCCGGGGCCTGGGCGGTGATCTGGCCCAGCGCCGACTCCTGCTGACCGGTGATGTCGCTCAGGGCTGCCGCCCGCTTCGTCGATTGGTCCTGCAAGAAGCTCGCCAGTGCGTCGGCGCCGTAGGAATGGATCAGTCCCGGCTGCCGTTCCGCCCCAGCCACGTCGGCCTGCTGCTGTGCCAGCAGTGAAGTCAGGGCACCGGCGCCGTAGCCCATCTCGGCCGTCCGGCCGCCGGTGATCGCCCCGCCGACGTTCAGAGGGCTGGCGCCCCCTTGGAACCCCGCAACTGTTTCCGCCGGGGCGCCAGCTGCCTGAGCCTGGGAAGTCAGATCGCCCAGCGTCTGCTGCCCTGACTTCTGCAGGAACGCTTGCACCGCATCGTTGACCCCTTGCTGCCCTGCGATCTGCTGGTTGTAAGTCTGGTTGATGCTCGCTGGCAAACCCTTGACCGCGTCCAACCAGCCCTGCATCGAAGCATTGATCCCCGCCTGGCCCTGCCTCGTGGCGGTGTCGAACTGCGATCCGGTGCGCGCCAGCAGGTCGGCGTACTGCTTCTGCACCTGCGCGATCAGCGGGTTCAGCTTGGTGTTCACGTTCGTTGTTGCCTGCGCGTTCAGGTTCGCGTTCGAAATCGGGTTGAAGTAGGAGGGCAAGGACGGGTAGGGCACACCCTTGACGACCGCCGGAGTCACGAAACCGGGGTTGTAGCCACCGCCGGGTGGTGTCGCCACCGCAGGCTTGCGGTCCGGGTTGCTGAGGCTTGGCCCCACCTTGGTGTTCCACCAGTTGACGTAGCGCTGGTAGCTCTGGAAGCCGCGCTTGCCAGCGGGCAGAGACAGCCACTGCGATGAGGTATAGGGCTTGCCCGGCGCCGCGACCGGCATCGGCAGAGAGCCAGCGCCAGGAGTCACGTTAGCCACGGACCGGCCCCTTTCCGCCAGCCTTGCGGGCAGCGTTCAGGATCCCCAGGAGCAGCGGGTCCGGGTTGGCCGCCCAGGAGAAGGCCGGTTCCGGGGTGGCTGCTGGGGGGTTCAGCGCCGGATCGTTCCAAGGCCGAACTGTCTGGGTGATGTCCGGCCCGCCGTAGGCAGGCGAACCGGTGTCCAACGGCCCGATCTGGCCACCAGGCCCGATGATCGTCGGAATCTGGACCTGGCCGTTGTCACCGACGTAGGGCGCGTTCGCCGGTACGTCAGCTGCAGTTTGCGGCCCCACCTGGATCACCTTGTTCTCCGGGGCGTCCGGGCTACCGCTCGACCCTGGCCCAGCAGTCAGGTGCCGAGAGAAAGCATCCTTCAGCGCATCCCAGTAGGAGGACTGGTAGCCGCCCAAGGCGGCGTTCCACTGGCTGGTCAGATCGTCCAGCTGGTTCTGGACCGCGCGCGTCTCGGCACCGATGTTCAGCTGGTGCTGCCGCGCTGCGTTCGCCAGGCCGAGGAAGCGGCCGCCGCCGTACCACAGGTTGGCTTCGTTCTCCGCCTCGTTGAAGGGATTGACACCGATGTTGCTGCCCTGGCCGAGCGGGCCACCGCCCCAGAGATAGCCCCAGTTCTCCTGTCCCAGCGTTGAGACCGAGTTGTAGGGATCATCGGAGATCGTGCCCACCAGTCCTGAGTAGGCTCCCATCGGGTTCGTCGGCGTCTGCGTCGGATCACCGGGGTCGATGTAGCTGAAGGGGTTGCCGCCGATGAAGGCGTTCGCCAGTTCCTTCGAACCGAAGCCGAGCAGCGCATTCCACGCCTGCTGGCTGAGGTTGGCGCCCGACTTCCCGGCCGCCGTCTTCTGTTGCGAGAGCAGATTGCTGACGAACGGATCGGTGTTCGGATTCCAGTTTCCAGCAGCCCCTGCCGGGGCCGCGTAAGAGGCCACCTTGCTGGTGTCGAAGCCGCTCGTCATCGGCGTCGCCTTCGGCGGAGGCGTCTGCTGTTGCTGCGTCGTGTCCGGAGTGCCGTAAGGAGGCGTGATCGACGGCGCCTGATAGGACGGCGTCGCGTCGACGACCGGCCCGTGCCCGAAGATTTGCCCGCCCGGCGTCTGCCAAGCAGGACCGAGCGGCTTGATTGGCCGCGCGAAGGTCGGCTTCGGCACTGCGAACAAGCCTGCGGCCGTGTACGCCATCAGCTGTAGCCGAGCCTCACGTAGTCGAGCAGGAATCCATACACGGAGAAGGATCCGATCTCTTCGGGTTGGCCGCTAGGAAGCAGAGTACGCCCGTAGGCGGTCGTTTGAGATGTCTCCTCGACGCGCCAGGAAACGGTCTTCGCTACCCCAAGAGAAAAGAAGTCGTCGAACGGGTGCTCCTGATTCGTCCAGATCGAGGGCAAATCACCGACGAAATGGTTGTAGACACCGGCGTCTTCGGTCTGGTCGCCCTTGGTGTAGAAGTCGAATGTCCCCCGGGCGATAAGCCGAGTCCGGCGCATCCGGATCATGTAGCCACCAGCGACTGCGAACCAGCGTGTCTGGTAGTGAGCCGCGATGTTCTGTCCGTCGTCGGCCCAGCCCTTGAAGACCTGGAAGACACGGCCGTCCGCGGTCGAGCCGCCGAGTAGCCTGGGAACTCCGCCGAGATCGCAGCTCGTCAGGCTGGTGAAGCCGATGCTGTGCGGCACGATCCAACCCAGCACCGGATGAAACTCCAAGCTGAAATCCGGGTAGGTGGACCCGGTGCGTGTTACCGAGACGATCACCCGGTCGCGCCAGGGCGAGCAGGTCCACATCCGCGCCTGTGTCAGGTTCAGGTATCCGGGCGCGAAGACGTTCTCGATCTTCCCCGACACATAGACGGGCGCGTGGACACCGTCAGACATGTGAATCCCGTGCTCGTGAACGCTGACGATCTGCCCGTTCATGCTGGTGCAGACGGCTTCCGGGCCGGAGGCCCCGGCTTCGTTGTGCAAAGTCGTGTACTTGCCGAAGGTGGTACCCGTCTTCGGGTCGCTGATCCTGCCCCACCAGCTGTCCTTGAAAACCATCAGCCCGGGATCGCCGTTCTCATCCCGGCCCTGGCCGGAGACGAGCGCGGTGATGGGCGCGTTGTCCTTCTCGCGCATGTCGTTGTAGTCGGTGCCGACAGTCCAGAGTGTCGGGTCCCCGGCGTTCGAGGCGTAGACGCGGGCGACGGCGTTCGGATCACCGGCCACCCAGACCTTGTTCTGCCAGGTGGCGATGCAGTTGCCTTTCGGGCTACCGGAGATAGCTGTCCAAGATCCCGATGCTCCGGTCGATGTGTAGACGCCACCGATCTTGTGAACGGCAACGAGCGTCGGTGTCGCGGCCGGGGCAAAGTCGGTGAAGGCGACCCTGCTGTTGTCGGGGACCGTGCCCAACGTCACCCAGCTGCTGAGATCCCCGCTTGCGTAGATCACGTTCGCGATCTGGACGATCAGCTTCTGGCCCGATTCCCACCAGAAGATCACTGTCGGTGTTCCTGTCCCGGGTGCTGTTGCCACTGACTGATAGCCGAGCCGCTTCGAGATCCCGCCCTGTTCGTCCAGGGTCATGTTCAGCATGTCGGGCGATTCGTTCACGCCCAGGAGTGTCGGGGCTGCTTTCGAGTTCCAGCCACCGGAAAAGTCCGCCACCTGGAAGGCCCGCATGTAGCGGTAGAGACGGTTGACCGAGAAGACGCTCCGCGGCATCAGTCCGTATCCCGGCCGTACTGCGTGTTCGCGTACTGGTCCGGTGGCAGCAAGTCCTCCCGCATCGAGTTCAGGATCGTCCCGAACTCCTGTTCGAGCGCATCCCAGGTGGGGTCGTTCTGCATCTTCAGCCCGACGGCGCCAGCCCCGACAACGAGCGCGTAGTGCCATTCCGGCGGCCAGATCGGGTAGTCCGTATCGGCGCTCAGCAGTCCAGGCACGACCACGTCCGCGGTGTTGTAGTGACAGGGGCGACGCTCGTAGGAGTGGTAAAGCGTGACCGCCCCGCAGGTGGGGCCGATGTACAGCTGACCCGCCAGCACCGTGTACGCCTCCGGCGTTGATCCCACCGGTGTCCCCACCGGATAGGCGTCGTCGAAATCGTCCGTGTCCAGGAAGACCAACACGTCGCCGGTGCTGGTTTCAAGCCTCGTCGTCTTCCAGTAGGCGGGCGGCATCACGGGTGCGGCGCCGGATACCGCCCAGGTTTCACGCCGGATGCGCTTAAAGGGCCACTCCGAGTCACCCCAGATGACGCCGTAGCGAGTGTTGATCCAGCGGTTGATCGAAGGCACCAGCTGGGTGCCGAAGCGCTGGCTGGAAAGCTCCAGCCGGATGTCCGAGTAGGCCAGCCCTCCGGTCGGGACGCTCACGGCTTCCTCCCCCGCAGGTGTAGGCCACGGTGGAAGAGCGGCAGCCGCTTGTCCATCCGGTACACGTCGCGCGTGATCTCCGAGATCTCTTCTCTGGTCTGCTGCTTCCGGCCCTCGATCAGCCTGTGGTTCGCTTCCAGCACCCGTTTCGAAAGCCGCCCGGCGTCACGTTCCATCTGCGCGACCCGCCAGATCAGGTGGTCGCCTGGCTCGGGGATCGGCTCCCCGTTGTCGTCTCGGTACTCGATCAGCGTCAGCAAGGGCTGATCACCGCCCACATGGCAAACGACACACCAGACCGGCTTGTTGTCGAAGCTGATCTGCTTCTCCAGGAACAGCCGGTCGTCGATCTCCTTCAGCTGCTTCTGAACCCGGTCCCGAGGTGACGCCTGCTCGACGACATACAAGCCACCTGAGCGGTACACCGACATGAGCGGATCCTACTTCCCAATCAGGAAGGAGCCGGTCAGCGACTCCTTCCTGATTGTTGAGCGGAGGAAACCTACGAGGCCTGGTTGAGGTTGCCGATCTTGACGAGGCCGTTGCACGCCTCGAAGCCGAACTGCAGCATCCAGACGAGCCACGCCTCGACCGGCAGCGACCGGGTCTGGAAGCGCTGCAGGATCGCTCCTGTGTGGTCGTCCCAGTCCGGCCCCTGGTCGAGCGTGTAGATCGCCATGTCCTGCAGCTGCACGCCGATCGCCGTCTTGGCCGCCATGTCGAAGTCCGGGACGAGCAGCTTGTTCCGGTAGCGAACCCCTGTCCAGCCGGTGGCGAGCGTTCCCGCTTCGCCTGCCCAACGGGCCGAAGAGGTGAGGCCCTGGCTGAACTTGTCGATCACAGCGGGGTCGCAAAGGTAGAAGTCCGGCTGTCGCCCCGAGACCGAGTAGACCCGGCGCTCGGCACTGTCGAAGACGGCCAAGCCTGGGTCGGTGGCCGAACCCGGCGAAGCATCGACGCCGCGCCAGGCAGGCACGTTCGACTTGTTGATGTTCTGGAAGATGCCGGTCGTGGCGACGGCGGCCTGCAGGCCCTGGATCGAGTTGCCGAACGAGCCTTCGATGTAGATCCCGTCGGTGGTCGCCGTGGCAAAGCTGGTCGCGGAGCCGTCGGCGTTGACGACCGTGACGATGCCCGTGGTCGTGTTGTAGTCCGAGATACGCACGACCTGGGCGTTGACCAGCACACCCGTCGTCCGGTTGCGGACCTCGACCAGCCTGCCCACGTACAGCTGGTAGAAGTTCGCCGCCACTCCGACGTTGATCGTCTGCGTGGCACCACCCGAGGCGGCAGTTCCTGTACCGACGGCAGCCAGGAGCGCATCCCCGGTTCCGGTCATCATCTCGTTGATCACCCGGCCGAAGGCGTCTTCGGCGCGCTGCATCTTCGTCGGCATCACCTCGGCCCAGACGTTCTCGTCGCCCTTGGCCTGGTTCAGCACCTGCGTCGAGAAGCTGATCGCGATGGCGACGATCCCCGACGTGATCGCGGCCTGCGTCGTGTCGACAACGTGCGGTGCGTTCAGCTGTCCCGTCTCGGTGATGCCCCCGGCGCCCTGCTGCGGCGCGAGAAAGATCGGAATCGTGATCTGCTTGCCTGACCAACGGCGCGCGTTTGAGTCCCGCCGGACCTCCGAAAGGAGAACTGTCTTCCACTTGAGCGCCTCGACAAGGGGACCCTTGGCCTCCCGCATCAGGTTCGCCCAGGTTGAAACCCGTTCGTCTGCCATTGTTCGCTCCCTTGTCGCTAGCCGACAGGCATCGTCGGATGCCCGTTGGCCAAGGCATTACGGATGACCAGCTCGTACTTCTCCGCCCCACCCTGGCCGGGTGGACCAGATACCTGTTCTGCGGCTCCCTGACCTGCGGGAAGATCGCCACTGCCAGTTGCGATCTGCTTAATCTCTCCGGTGTACTTCTGCCGTTCGTCCGCCCGGATGCGTGCTTCCATCTCCTTGGAGAACTGAGCACCCTGTCGTAGCGCCGCTGCAGGGTCGTGACCCTGGTCGATCAGCCCTGACGCAACAAGGAACGCGGTGTCCTTGTCAAAGTCGCCCACTTCGGCCCGGATCTTGTCCAGTTCGTCGTGGGCCATCTGCTCCCCTTCACGAGAAGCGACGATTCCGAGGATCCCGGAGTACGGTCCCAGCGCCTGTTGGATCCCTTCTTGGATCCCTTGCTGGATGAAGCCCTGAACCGAGTTCGGATCCCAAGGGTCGAACTCTGGCTGCTGTGGCTGCTGCTCTTGTGGCTGGTACCCCTGGGCGTCGTTGTAGCCCTGCCCCGGGTCCTGCAGCGCCTGAGCTAGCTCAGAAAGGAACGGTGTGACCTGTTGCTGAAAACCAACAAGCCCCTGCCATTCCTCTTGGGACGGGCCACTCCACTCTTCAGAGCCTTGGCCGCCGTCTTCAAACTCGACTTCGCTCACGTTTCAGCTCGGGACGTTACCACCGGAGAAACCGTAGAGGAAGCGCCGGACGTTAGAACGCCCTCCGCCAGCGCAGCGCGGATCCCGGCAGCACGTAAGTCGGGTTGGCTGCATCGAGAGTGTTCTGCGCCCAGAGAACGCGGAAGATGCCGCCGCCACCGGTATAGATAGCGCGAAAGTAGGCGCCCCGGGCAACGTTTCCACCCTGGGTACCGGCGTTGAAAACACTGGTCGAATCGGCGCCCGCAGCACCCGAGAAAGCAGCGTCAGAGGGGTTGAGGCAGAAGCCCCAGACCAACCCGCGATTCGTTGTATCTTCGCCAAAGCAGACCTTGAAGTCGGTCGTGTTGACCGCCGACGAGTAGACCAAGAAGATCTCAATCTCGTAGACACCGGCGTTCACCGTCTGGACCTTCAGATCGGGATCGGCCGCGAGGGTTGCGTCGGACTTCGAGGTCTGCGTCAGCTTGGGAATGTTGGTCAGGATCGTCGCTGCCGCACCCGGCAGGGACTGCGCCAGACCTCCGGCCTGCAGCGCCCGAGCGAACGCCGCATCGTCAACAAAGTTTGGCGTCTGAGACGAGTCGGAGTCCAGGCTTTCCAACCAGTCTTCGAAAACACGGCTGCGGCTCATTGCCCTCCTCCGATCTGCGGTTGCTGGACAGGCGCCCTACCGGTTGCTTGCTGTGCCACCCCTTGCGGGCTGCTGTTCGGAGGACCAGCCCTGGCTTCGACGCCGTGCCCACCCTGAAGCTGCGGAGCGTTCGGCTGCCCGCCGGTCTCACCCTGCATCGGCAACCCGCCCGAGGCCATCGTCTTCTGCTTCATGTTCTCCAGGTGCAGCTGCTCATGCTGCAGCAGCGTCTGAACGTACAGCTCGTTTCCTGGTGCCATCTGAACCTGGAACCGCTCCCCCCGGTGGACCATCAGGTGCAGCTGGTCGATGTCGAACGGGTCAGGCATGATCTGCTGCCCCTGATGGAGGAAGTAGTGCTCCATCTCCGCCTTCTTGCGCTGGACCTGGTCTTCCCTGGTGGGAAAGGGAAGCACCCGCCCAGACTGCAAGGAGTCGCGCAACCAGTCTGGGGGGAGCGGCTGGCCTGCAGCGATGGCCGCGTTGTAGATGTCGAACACCATTTGGGCATCGGCCGCCGGGGATGATGGCAGCGGCGCGTGCTTGGCGATCTCCACGTAGAACTCGGGGGGCAGCAAGCTTCGCTGGAAGATGAACTCGTCCAGCTGGCCGTCGGTGCCCACAACGGCCAGCTGCTTTCCGTCCGGCCAGTAGCGCCGGATCAAATCGAGTGTCAGGTGAACGTCGTCTGCGATTCCGATCCGGATGTTCTTCAGCACCGGGCCGATCCGCCGTTCGTCCTGTTCGGAGAGCAACGCCATCGCCGCGTAGGCCGAGACGCCGGTCGGGGCCTGGCCCAGTGTGACCTCGCGCAGACCGGCGACCTTGTCCATGTCGGCGTCGTTCATCTCGACTTCCTGCATCACCCAGGCACCGGGCGGGATGCCGGGTGTTTCCTGCGGAAAGTCGGAGTGCAACGGGATCTCGATCACTTCCATGATCTTTCCGACCGGCCTATTCGCTGGCGTTAATGTGCCTTTCCGAGCGTACACACGCCCGAGATTTCGATCCTTGATTTCGATCAGCTGGCTGCGCGCACGGTTGCGCTGGCGCTGCGGCCCGATCAGATCCTCGACGATCCCTTTCCCCCAGAAGCGCCCGTCGACCAGGTGGTAGCGATAGAAGATGACGCCGTGATGGGGCTTGCCACGCAGCGTGTAGGGCAACTGTTGGTTGTCCTCCAGCTTCGTGTTCGCGCTGTAGATGATCGTGCGCCCCTGCTCGTATTCGAGACTCGGCATCTCGTAGTAGGTCGTGACGAGCACGTGGCCTTTCAGGTTCCCGCCCCCAGCGGGGCTACCGGCCACGTCGCTTGACAGTTCTCTTGCGTCGCTGATCCGCAGGTTCTGTTCCTGCAGATTGGCACCCGTCTCGGGCCAGCGCATCTTCGCCGCCTGAACCGACATCGGCCGCTCGATGAACAAACACTGGAAGTTGTCTGGCTCCTCGACTCCCGGCGGAACCAGGAACTGGAAGGGGCCAAGCGGCTCCCAGGTGATCCGGCCCTGGTAGATCGTCTTGAACTGAACCTGCATCCCTTGCTGCTGGGCCGCCACCACATAGGCACGGGCCTGCTGCGGGTCGATGATCGGCTCGTCGTCCGGCCCCAACGGGAAGTCCCCGATCTTCTCGCCTTGCGTCGGATCCCAGACGCAGCGCAGGGCACTCGTGCCCCAGGTGAGCATCTTGTGGATCGCCAGGTAGATCCGCCGGTCGGCGTCGACCTCGTTCTCCCAGGCGTACTTGAGCAGCAGGCGCGCGTGGCGGCCAACCGCTTCGGCTTCCACATCGTCGCGGGAAAAGAGCAAATCCGGACGCAGGTCTTCCACGTACAACTTTCCCAGCACCGTCTGGTGGTACTGGGGAACGACGTTGACCGTGTGCCGTTCCCGATCGGCCGGGTTGGGAAGATCGACGATCCGGCGGGTGCGATGGTTCCAACCGACCCATTGCCGTCCCGCTAGGAAGCTTTGGCAGATATGCCAGGTCGGCTCGTAGCGCCGCCTGTCCTTGATGTACTGCTCGCGCAGGTCCTTTATGTACTGAAGCTGGGGATCAGCGACTTCATCGCCGTTCAGCGACGCTGAGGGCGCCTCGCGGAAAGGGATGATCGACATCTACTCGGTCTCCAGCGTGATCGCGTCGGGCCAGACAACCTCATCGTCGGGCGGAAGTTCAAAGGTTCGTTCCTCGGGGCGGGGAGGCTCTGCCCACGGCCGCCCCGCGAGGAACATCAGCCTGTTCAGCAGTTCGGCTTCTCGCCGTTGTGCTTCACGATCGCGCGCCCGCAGCGTGCGAAGCAGCGCATGGATCACCGCCCCCAAGATCAGGACGGCTACGACCGCGGTCAGGCTGATCCACGCCAGTTAGGGCACCTTGGCCGGTGAGATGGGGGTGTAGTCGGCATTGAACGCCTCTTCGTCGACGAACTCGCCGTCGTAGCCCCCGTCCTCGTTCGGAGTGGCGATGATGTACACACCCTCCTCGGGCACGTAGCGGGCCTGAACGATTCCACCCTCGGCATAGGTGTGGTAGTCGTTGCCCAGCTCTTCCGGCATCTCTTCCGGCTTCAGCGTCCCGGTCGGCTTCGGCGTCGGCGCATCTTCTGCAGCCTTCGGCTCGTCCTTGGCCGCCTTGTCCTGCTTCTCATCGACTTTCTCAGCGATCTTCGGCATCACTGTCCTTTCTGTGCGGATTTCTGGATCGACGCCTTGCAGATCAGGATTGCGTTCAGCTTCGGTGTGCCCTTGGCCATCACCGCCTTGATGCAGTCCTCCATCTTGGCGTCATTAGCAGCGGTGTCTCCACCGATCTTCTTGCTCAGTCCATAAGGCACTAGTAGCCCCGCGAGCGAATACCGGGCGCGTAAGGCATCATCTGCGCGAGCGCAGCAGAGACGTCGGTGTCACCGATCACCGCCAGTGCGTTCTGTAGCGCCTGTTGAT